TTAGCACCAATTTCTACTTCTTTACGTAAAAATTTGAACATATTCATTTGTTTAGCTTCTTCAAACTTCTCTTGAACATATTGTAGAACTTTACCTTTGTTTGCTTTTTCACGTGTACTCATAATAATATCTTTTCTAATTTAAAAACACACCCCATTGGATAAACGTTTCTATCTCCAAACAACTCATCATCAACATCGTGGCTAGCAAATGTACGTAGTAATTTTTTATCTTTACTATAAACATAGGCTTGTGACACCATCATGCTAGGCATAAACTTATCAAACTCAGGTTTTGTTGCCCAACCACTGTCACCACAAATATCTAACCACGTAATCTTATAAAAGTAATACATCTTTTTATTAATAAGTGTGTGTTTGTATTTAGATTTTTTTCTAATAACCATAATTTTGCCTTAATTGAATGTTGCGACACCTAAAGGGTCTAAATATATATATACCACTTTTTTTGAGAAAAAATATAAAAAGGTGTCGAATGGTCAAAAAGAGCACTCTAAATGACCCAGAACTGTTGCTAGAGTAAACGAATAACGTGCGACACCTAGGGTGTCGGCAGGGTGTCGGCAGGGTGTCGCAAGGGTGTCGCAAACTTGAAACAAAACATGAACAAGGTTCCTTGTACCCCTGTTTGGGTGTCGATGCGACACCCGTGCGACCCCCTTGCGACACCCCAAGTGTCGCAAACTTGTGCCTAATTATTGCCATAATTATGCCTCATTTGACTCTTTTAACATAACGCATTTCACTTCCTGCATGATTCCATGCAGTTTCTATTTTTTCTTTTCCTTCGTCAGATAAAGAATAACACCCATTATAACTACCATAAATATGTCCTAAGTAAGAATGGACTTCATCACAAACATCTATATATTTATCACAATCATTACTATGAGCAAAAGACTCATTACTATAAACAAAAAAATCTTCACAATGATACACGTGTTTATTAATAGGTTGTATACCTGTTATTCCGTTCCAGTTCTCCTCATATTTATTGCCTCTCCAACATTTTCCCCCTGCAAAAGATGTGCCACTACTCTCATCTTCTCCTAAACTTAATACTGATCCAAAAATTAAAACAGAATCATAATTACCATACCAACCACTATCATGTATTTTTTTCTCTACTGACTTTGCATAGTCTGTTTCAAAATCTTTTTTAGTTTGATAAGGTTTTACTTCAACTAATATTTTTTTCCCTTTATCACCATAGATGGCAAAATCTGGTAACCATCCTTTTACATCTTCTAAAACTGGTTCATACTCAATGTTCCAGCCTAACTGTTTAAAAAATATGTATCGTTTACACTCATTCTTGCTTCTAAAATGAGCACCTTTGTATATTACTTCATGTGCTTTTATTTCATACATTATGTTTTATCCTTTCCATCTTTTTCAAATTCTTTTAACAACTCTGACGTGTCTACATTTGCTTGCTCTTTAGAATCATTCTTAAGTTTAAAATATTGATCTAATCGTTTAAGAAACTTATGTTTCCAAGATCTTAATTGAAGTCCTTCTATTATAAATTCTTGATAATATAAATCTGGCGTACATATCATAATCACACCTTGTTGAATGTTGCTGCCATGTACATGATCGTGTGCCATAGCATAAGCTGCTATTTGCATGTAGTAGTCTTCTATCCAATCAGATCGTTTTGCCTTATTTGACTGTTTAAAATCTATTATGGATTCTTTGCCATTATGCAATCCAACTAAATCTGTAGATCCTGCATACAAACCTGGGTAATATAATGTGACCTCAGACCCAAAATAACCATCAACAGGAGCTAGGCCTACGTCTATGACCTTCTGAGCCATAGTTTTAGCCAGTTGTCCCATTTCAGTTAAATCCTCATAACCTGTGTTTAATACATAGTTTTCTAAATATTTGTGCATGCTGGTTCCACGATTAGCTGATGTAGTTTTAATACGTTCTGCTTCTTCCTTACCCACTCTTGCTTGCCACTTGTATAGGAATGATAAATCTTTTGTTTGTCCAAGAACCGTGGTCACTGATGGAAGTCTATTGCCATCAACATCATAGGTCCGTGGTCCATGATTATTGATCTGCTCGTATTTACCATAGGAGTATTTATCTAGCTTCTTAATCATAGTACGCTTCGCCCACTTGCTTTAAGTTATATTTATTAGCTAGGTTAATAGCTAATTCAAACTTACCTTTTTCTCTACACTTCTTAATTAAATATTTAAGTCTAAAAGTAAACATTGTTTTTTTCATTTGCTCGTAATCGATTGAAGGTTGAGTTAACATATCTCTAAGTTCCTTATCAAAGGCTATTTTCTCTTTGTTATTTTTAAACGGTTTAATTGTCATTCTTATCCTTTCCAAAGATAGCGTTCCAGCCATCTATGTATTTTTGGGTTGGTACTCTGCTTCTACCGTCATGTAAACGACCGGATTTATATCTTGCTTTCTCTCTATTACTATCTTTAGTTCTTTTACTTATAGGATGGTGTGAGTCATTAGTTGTAATAAACGACTCTTTACCAGTCTTCTTATCTTCACCGGTCCTAACTGTTTTAGTTTTATTTCTATATTTAGGAATCGTTACCATATTATTTTTTTTCTTTCATAAGTTTATCGTACGCATGTTTTTTTATATCTTTATCTGTGCTCATAATAGTTATTGCATCTATACCATTATAAGCTTTGATAGCAGGACTCTGTGATACCACTACGCCACCCATACTAGACAGCAACAGTATTTCACTGCAGCTTGTTGTCAGTATCAGTATCAGTAGGCATATCCACTTCATCTATCTCTCCCTTTGATTCACACATCGTGCATTGTGCCACAATTTCTTTAGGAATACCAACATCTTCATTAGGTATTTTTACGTAACCATTACCCATACATCTAGGACAAATCATCTTCCTCCTTTTTATTTTTATAAAATAATTCTAAAAATTTGTAATAGGCTTTGCCACCATCGTAATCATCTTTTTCTTTTTTATTGTTAAACTCTTCTGTGTTAGCAGCGTTCAACATATCATTAGGAAGAGGAACACCGGCGTTTGCGTACTCCTCTCTAATCGTCATAGGCTTTAGTTTTTTCTCACTATTCATTTGACTTAAGCTCTTTTGTTTCACTATAAAACCTTTCTGTATTTTGTATTATTCTTTTTTCTCTTTCTAGTAACGATTGTAGTATTTTTTCTCTTACATACTCTGGTGATCTTCCTGCCATTTGGCATACTTTTTTAAAATCACCACCAGAACGTTTAATCCAACTAATGGCTTTTAAAGCCTCTGGAAAATCATTACCCTGGAAAGCATCTTCTACTGCCTTAGATAAAACAGAGATCCAAAGTTGATGCTCTGGCTCTTTGTTTCGCTCTAAATAAATAGAGTTATTTGCTATTGGATCCCTTGATTTTGCCATTTAGTTTTTTCTCTTTCTCTTTTGCTATTACTTCTATTGTTTTGCTTATTGATAATTCAGTATCAGGTAATAAAACCTTAGATATCTTTATCAAAGTATTGTATGTTGCGTGTTGCAACGAAACGTTTCTATATTTAGTTATATCAGTCATTTTCTTTCCTTTTGTTTATGCTGTAACTATAGAGCGTTTAATAGGATTGTCAATGATAAAATTTATTTTAATAGTAAAAATATGTAGTCTCATGTATATGGATTGTATGCATGAATTTAATAGTAATGTTGTTTTTAATAACTACTATGAATGCGTTACAGCAGGCCATATTCGCTCTGTAACTACGTTAAATAACATGGGCGAAGATTTTGTTAACAGAGCTAAAATAGTAATAAAATTTTCTTGTGAAGAATCAACCGATAGTTGACAATGTGGCCAAATTAAGTTAACTTATTTTAATTTCTCACCTTAAAAACCCTGTCCTTTTTTCCCTTATAGGATAGGTGTATACAAAGTATACTTTAACGTAAGTTCCTCATTTTTTTTAATTTCTTTTATAGTTTTTAAATGCCACTCATCCTCTAAATCTAATTTTTTACAATTTGGTTTTTCTGAATGATTTATAAATCCACCTAACGGAGTTCTAATTATAATCTCTCCATAAGTAAAATGTATCATACCTAAATCCGTGTTCTTAGGTATAGTCTGTGTTGCAAACAAACCCAGGCCATCAATAGAACTTGGTTTAATAGTAAGTGATTCTGGTAACGGTCTGTAATTCATCCTGGTTCATTTCCTGCGCAGACATAGCCTACAACTTTTTTATCTTTATATACGTGGTACTCAATAGAAGAGAATAATTTTTTTCTGTGGTTTTGTTCAATTTTTACGTTGCTGTTAAACCAATTATAACAATCTTGATGTATTTCAAAAGTATCTAATTTAATCTCTCCTTCTACAAGAAACATTAAACTTATAATAATAGGTTTCATTAATGGCCTTGGCCACGATT